GTAATAAAGATATGGTTTCGGGTACTATGAGTATTGATTTAGAAGGTATTATGAAACTTGAATTTACAGGTGATAATTTAAAAAGTAGTTATTATCTTGTATCAAAAGAAAAATAATAATATATGTATAGAAAATATAAAATTGTAGCTAGGGCACGAAGTTATATTTTTTAAAGTTAAACCCGAGTAGCTTAGGCACTCACAAATAAAAAAAAATGATATGAGTACATTAAAAATTAATGAACGTAATCCGTTCGACATTCTATTTCGAAATTTCTTCAACGCTGAAGAACAATTTGCTCCGGCATTCAATTCAAAACAACCCCACCCCTTAGACATTTATTACAACGATGAAGGCTTACACTTTGAAGTCGCTTGTACTGGTCTCACTAAAGAAGATGTTTCTATTAGTGTTGAGGGAGATTTATTAAAAATTAGTTATAAAAAACCAGAAGGAGAATTAGATTTCTCAGGTTATATTTATCATGGTTTATCTAAAAAGTCATTTGACTTAGGATATAAAATTTCTCCAAAGTATAATTTAACAAAAATTAACGCTGAAATGGAACATGGATTATTAAAGCTCCATATCCCAGTATCTGAGGAATCATTACCAAAAACCATTAAAATTAAATAAATTACTTACAATTAAAACGTGCCCTAGCGCGATTTTGTTCGTATATTTACGTTATAAATAAAAATAAAGTTATATGGCAAACAACACAACAATTAAAGACCCATCACTCGAACCTTTTTTCATTTCTAAAGACCAATACTGTTACACAGTAATGGAAACTATTACACCTGATGAGAAAAACATTGGTAAATTTGGAAAAAAAGACAATGGTAATCAAGGTAAAAACTATGAAAAACCTTTAGGTCATTATAGTTCAATAGCTGGTGCTCTTAAAAAAATATCCCAAGCTAAAGTTGATTTAAAAGAAGAATATTCATCTGTTATGGAATATTTAAATGAATATAATAAACAACAAGAAGTAATTAATAAAACAATAAATAAAATAGAAATATGAAATTAGAAGCACTATTCAATGCGGTTGTAGTAAAACCCGTAGAATTTGAAGAATCAATGTATGGTAACATTGTAGTCCCAGATATGGGTAAAGAAAAAAACCAAACAGCAGAAGTTGTTGCTGTTGGTCCTGGTCATCATTCAGTTACAGGAACATTTATCGAAACAGTATCTAAAATTGGAGATACAGTAGTATTACCTACAATGGGTTTTACTAAATTTGAATGGGAAGGTATTGAGTATTTAATAGGTAAAGAAAATGACATTTTAGCAAAAATTAATAAATAAATATGAGTAAAATAATTGAATTCGGACCCGATGCACGTAAACAACTGGTCTCAGGTATTGATAAATTAGCAGACGCTGTAGTAGCAACTTTAGGACCAAATGGTCGTAACGTAGTTATTTCAAACTCACAAGGTTATCCTCAATCAACTAAAGATGGTGTAACTGTAGCAAAATCTATTTCATTAGAAGATAATGTTGAAGAAGTAGGAGTACAGATGGTAAAACAAGCTGCTATCAAAACAGCTGATGTTGCTGGAGATGGAACAACAACTTCAACCTTACTAGCCCGTGAAATGGTAAAAGCAGGTCTTAACCACCTTAACAATGGTGCTAATGCAGTTGAGATTAAGCGTGAAATAGATAAAGCCGTTACCGAAGTAGTGAAATCTATCCGTAAAAATATATCAGAAGATATTTCATCAGAAGAGCAACTAAAACAAGTAGCTACTATCTCCGCAAATAATGATGAAGAAGTAGGAGAACTTATTGCAACCGCAATGGGTAAAGTAGGTCGTGAAGGAGTAGTAACTATTGAAGAATCTAAAACAGGTGAGACATATCTAGAAACAGTAGAAGGTATGCAGTTTGATAGAGGTTATAAATCACATTATTTTGTAACTGATAATAATACAATGACTTGTAATTTAGAGGATACACTTGTATTGATAGCAGATAAGAAAATTACTCAAGTAAAAGAATTATTACCAATTTTAGAAGCTGTTTCTAATCAAAATAAATCACTTTTGATTGTAGCTGAAGATATTGATAGTGAAGCCTTAGCAACTCTTATTGTTAATAAAATGAGAGGTACTATTAAAGTAGCGGCTGTAAAAGCTCCTGATTTTGGAGATCGTAGAAAATTAATTTTAGAAGACATGGCTGTTCTAACTGGTGGGCAAGTGTTTAGTACTGAAAAAGGTATGAAACTCGAAAAATTCACTTGGGATTGGTTTGGAGAAGCACGTGCAGTAACAGTAACAAAAGATGAAACAACAATCGTCGATGGAAAAGGATCAGCTGAATCAATACAAACACGTATTGAAGAAATACAATACCAAATTGAAAAAGCAACATCCTCTTTCGAACAAGAAAAACTCCAAGAAAGACTCGCGAAATTTGTCGGAGGAGTAGCAGTAGTACACGTAGGTGGATTAACTGAAACCGAAATGAAAGAGAAAAAAGATCGTGTAGATGATGCTTTACATGCTACAAAAGCAGCACTTGAAGAAGGTATTGTACCTGGAGGTGGTTCTGCTTTATTATATGCTCGTGAAGTAATTTCACAAGATAGTATTGGTTCTAGAATTGTATATCAAGCTTGTGGTAAACCATTTGAACAAATTCTTACTAATGCCGGATACACTTCAGTAGATGCCCAAATGTTAGCTAAAGAACACCTAATTAACTCAGGTAATGATACATGGATTGGTTATAATATTAAAACAGAATCTGTGGTTAATATGAAAGAGGCAGGTATTATTGATCCGTCAAAAGTAACTCGTACTGCCCTTGAAAATGCAGCATCTGTAGCAGGAACTATTTTATTAACTGAATGTGTTGTAGTTGATAATCCTGATAGTAAAGATGATGCTGATCCTATGGCAGGAATGATGGGAGGAATGATGTAATGAAAACAGAAATTAAGGAAAAGCTATTAAAAATAGCAGATAGAGTACCCCCAGGGGATCATTGGGAAGTTGAAGGTGTTAAAGGTGTTCAAAAATCTATAACAGAAGCTTTAGAATCCTGGTTCCAAGTAGCAGAAGACAAACCCAAAGCCTTTCGTTTAGATTTGGCTAAGGGTAAGCTCTTCGCTATATTCCCGGAAGAAGTAGAGATTAAAGAACCTAAACCAAAGAAATATTCAATATACGGAGATTATGAAGTCTAAACAACATTCCTTATGGGTTGAAAAATATAGAAGTACTGATTTAAATGGTTATGTCGGTAATGAAAATATTAAAAAAACAATCCAACAATATCTTGACCAAAATGACATTCAAAATTTCATTTTCTCAGGACCGGCTGGAACTGGGAAAACGACTTTGGCTAAGCTTATTGTTAACAATTTGGATTGTGATTATATTTACATCAACGCTAGTGATGAACGTGGTATCGACACTATCAGAGATAAAGTATCAGGTTTTGCTAGTGCTGCGTCCTTTAAATCGATTAAAGTAGTTATATTAGATGAGGCTGATTTTATCACAATTCAAGGTCAAGCTGCTCTTAGGAATGTAATAGAAACATATTCACGTACTACACGTTTTATTTTAACTTGTAACTTTGTAGAACGTATTATTGACCCATTACAATCTCGTTGTCAGGTATTAAAGATTGTCCCTCCATCTAAAGCAGATATTGCTAAGCATGTTGCTAGTATTATTGAAAAGGAAGAGGTAGAATATGAAATTGATGATATTAAAGTATTAGTAAATCAATTTTATCCTGATTTGAGAAAAATGCTCAACACAGCACAATTATCAACTCAAGATAATAAATTAATAATTGATAAATCGGTAATTGTAAGTTCTAATTATATGCCTCAAGTAGTAAAAGAATTATCTACTTCTAAACCAAATTGGAAAACAATTAGACAAATTATAGCAAATGCGAATATTAGTGATTTTGAGGGTCTTTATCGTTATCTTTATGATAATGCTTCTACATACGCAGATGGTAACGAAGGAATGGTTGCTATTTACATCAACGAGTATAGCTATCAGTCTAATTTTAGGATTGATAAAGAAATTAACATAATGGCTCTTATAGCTAAATTAATTGAATTAAAATGAACGAAAGCTATCGGAATGAAAAATTAACATATACAGACGATGGTCGTTTGTTAGATAGTAATGGTCATTCTGTTATGATGGAATGGGAGGATGAACTAATGAAAATAGGAGCCGAAACCATTTGTAGAAACGGAGGTGATGTACTTAACGTAGGTTTTGGAATGGGTATTATAGATACCTATATTGAAGAACACAGACCTAGGACTCATTGGATTATTGAAGGTCATCCTGATGTTCAAAGAAAAATTATTGAAGATGGTTGGTTAAAAAAACCTCACGTTAAAGTTATTTTTAAACCTTGGCAAGAAGTAATATACCATTTACCTAAATTTGATGGTATTTACTTTGATACTTGGGCTGAAGACCAAATGAAATTTGATTCTAATATTGTTAATATGCTCAAACCAGATGGTGTTTACTCATTTTTTAATAACCCAAGGGGTGATGAATATGGGATCCATGTGGCTATGGATTCATTTAAAATATTAAACAATTTTTGTAGTATATCCACTCACCCAATGGATATTCCTCATATTGATGATATTCAAACCCAAAGAACAGATGGAGATTATTATTGGCATCCTAATAATAAAGTTTATTGGAATCCAATTTGTACCTTAAGACAAGAATATAAATGAAACAATTCCTAGAACACAAATATACCAAACTATTATTTAGTTTATCAATTATGGGTTCAGCCATACCTTCAATTTATGCTGATTTTACTACAGGGCATAGTGGTACTTGGACTCATTATGGAATGATATTAACTGGTATTTTATATTTTATAGAATCATCTTTATGGACTTTAGATTTATGGAAAAAGAACAATTAAAAAAAGCACTCGAGTATTATGAAGTTGTAATCTTTGAAAATAAAGATTATGATACCAATGATTTTTACAATTTAAAGCGAGAATTATTAAAAGGAGAATACCTTGATTTAATTCAAATTTTTGAAGTGTTAGAATCTATGATTGAAAAAAGACATAATGATCTTATGAATCGTAGAATTAATATTTTAACAGTATGGTCTACAATATTTCTTCCTTTATCGTTTTATACTGGACTTTGGGGAATGAATTTTGATGACGTACCTTTAATATCAGATGATAATGGATTCTGGGTATTTTTAGGATTAACAATTATTACAATAGGAGGAATGTTTGCCTACTTTAAAAGAAACAAATGGATATAATTAAATAATAAATAAAAATGAATCAACCACAACAACCTCAAATTGATTTGAGCAAAACAACAGCAGTCGATACTCCAAGTGGGAGTAAAATTTGGCAACAAGGAGTAATCCTCCGTAAAGTATCTCGTTTCGTAGTAGGAGCAGATGAAGATGGACTCATCCCAATCCCAGTATTTTATGACCCTGAAACAGGAAATATTTTACAAGATACATTACCAAAAGAATTAAGAGAAGAATACGCTTAATGAATCTTTTTGATTGGCTTAACGAGATTACTTACACTAAACGAGACTGGGATTCATTTACGGATGATGAACAGTCTTCATTTAGTCCTTATATTGTCCATAGATATGTAAGCATGTATTATGGGTATATTGATATAGCAAACATTGCTCAAAAGTTACCAATGACTGAGAGTGAAAAGATTTATACTATATACAAAACTATGCTACCTAAGAAAAAAATGTTTTTAAAATATATTAAAAACCAAAATAAAAAAGTTAGTAAAGATATTAAGGAATATGTAGCTACTTATTTTGAATGTGGATTACGTGAAGCTAATCATTATATTGATATCCTCCAAAAAACAGGAATACAAGATATCCTTTTTGAGATGGGTATTGAAGATAAAAAAATAAAAAAATTAATTAAAGAATCAAAAATATAAAAACATGCCAGGTAAAAGTATAGATGATAAAACCCTTTGGTATTCTAATTCAACAGAAGATCCTAAAGTAGAATATAAAAAAGGATCATATGTCGAAAGTAAAGCAAGCTATGATGAAATTATAGGTTCAACAATAGGGGATTTTGAAAAATTATATCCTGAATTAGCAGGAGAATTTCAAGCAGTTCAAAAAGAACAATACGAATTATTTGCTTCTAAAATGTTAGATTATGGATTATCAAACATTTCTTTAGGTTCCGATTTATCTACTAAAGAAGATAAAAATCTTTCCCTTACAGGTATTTGGTTACGTTGTAATGATAAAATCAATCGCCTAAAAAATATGTTAAAACGCCAAGGTAAAAATTACGTTCAAGGTGAAGCAATGATTGATAGTTTTATAGATATTGCTAATTATGGAATCATTGCTATGTTGGTAATGAGAAATAAATGGAAATAAATTATGTTAGAAAAATTATTTAAAAATAAAAAAGACCAACCTGTAATTAATATTATTACAAGAGCATCACGTCCTAATTTTTTCAAGTTAAATTATGATTCAATTCAT